GGTATAGGTAACGCTGACATACTCCGGGAGGATGGCGTTGAGGACTGTATTAAGCTCCGTTGCCGTCAGCGGTCTGCACTTAATGTCCAGCCGGATCTTGGTTGCCACCCGGCCCCTGTGCATAAGACCGTCCAGCGTCCGTCCCGTGTTGGGACTGTCAATGTCATACCTCTGCCACTTGAACCCGTCATCGTGGGCAACGTAGGGGATCATATCAACGGCACTCCCGCCCGTTCCGATTGTGAATGTCATTAATATGCCACCCCCGTTGCTCTGCTCAGATTGTTCTGACTTTTCGTTACGGACGAGCTGATCTGCTTGCCGTCCAGGTACACTTTGTTCTCAATAGGACGCTGACTCTGATTCGCCATCACGCTGGACATGGCGTTGTACACACCACGCTCAATGCCAGCTACGATTTCGGCATTGTTGGCAACCGCTGTGTTCCCGTTCGCAAACTGTCCAACCAGCTCACCGTGATTCGCCATGAAAAGACCGTCCTCCGGGAAACCGCCGGATGCATATGCCGGGAACATATTATTGGCGTCATATGCCCATGTCTGAACCTCTACATTGAAGTTTGCCGTGTGTGGGCCAAACACAAAGTTGATAAGGTCAACAATCGGCTGGAACATGGCAACCATGAAATCAATAACGGGGCCGAACGTTGCGTCAACGATCGCCTCCCAATGCTCCCATGTGAAGATTGGGGCTATGTGTTCATCGTACCAGGTCGTAATCTTTGCCCAGGTTTCCCTTAATGTTTTCAGCAGAGTGCCTTGCCCGGATGCAACCGCCGCAAAAATGGAAACGCCACCGGCAAGCATAAGACCAAGGCCAAGCGGAACCATCCCCATCAGCAAGAAGATGAAGCCAAGCACCACAAGGGATGCGCCAACAACAAGTGCGATGTCAGCAACAACAGCTTGAAGCTCAGATGACAGCTTTCCCCACGCAACCTGGCCTGTAGCAAGCGAGGCAACACCAGCTGCCATAAGACCGATACCAAGCGGAATGTTTGCGCCGGAAAATGCGAGAATCGCACCTACGGCAAGTAGCGCACCGCCTACAACAACAGCAATAGTGGCAACAGCCGTTGCAATTTTGGGGTTAACGCTGTTCCAGTTCTCCTTTGCCGCCTTGCCAAGCGCATAAGCACCAACCGCCATCAAACCAAGGCCAAGCGGGATGTTTGCACCCGTGAAAGTGAGGATAGCACCAAGGGCAAGCAGAGAACCGCCAAGAACCGCCTCAATCAAAGGCAAGTTGTCTTTGATCTTTTGGGCGAACCCCTTTATCCGTGCGTCAATGTCCGTATAGTCGAACATATCATTGGCCCCGGCAGCAACACCGCCACCGCCTCCACCGCCGCCATCGCTCGGTTTGTCGAGCCGGTTGATGACATCAAAGCCCATCAACTGGTTTCGCCATTCCTTTGCGGCCTTTGCACCACCGGCGGTTGCCTTTGCCATGTCCTTTGTGGCGTCAACAGCCTTGTAGTACTTACTGTTCCCGCCAAAGGCGGCGAAAAACTGCGAGATGGCGTTTGCAGCCCGTGTCAGCAAGGCGATAAGCTGTTCAATGACCGGCATCAGCGAGTAGAGAATTTCGGCAAATGCGGAGCCAAGCTGGTTTCGCATGGTCAGCGAGTGCGTGGACATATTGTCGAACGCCTCCGCTATCCTGTGGCCCTCGCCTTCAAGCCCGGACGAATACTCCCGGACATTCGCAAGGCCCTCACGGAAAGAAGAGCCGATTTCCTTAATGATCGTCCGCAGAACACGGTACTTGGCGATTCTCAGCAGACTGGACGCAAACTTGCTAAGGCCAATGCTCCCCTTTTCCGCACCCTTGCCAGCGGCCTGGGCCGACTTGCCGATGTCCTGCGTTGCAACAGCAAACTTTTCCGCCGACTTCTGCGTTTTGCTGAAACCGCCTTGCAGTTTGTCAAGCTGTTTCATCAGATTGTCAAGGCCGTTGCTGTTTACCCGGATTTCAAGATCGTCAATAACAGTTGCTATGGTTTCTCACCACTCTTTTTGTGCGCCTTATCCCACGCCTTTTTCCATGCCGTGAGATTGGCAATTATTTTTTCCCGCTCCCGCCGTGCCTTTACCTCTTTCTCAGCTTCGGTTTCAAGTCCAAGGTCAACGGGTTCTTTGATGTACTCTGCTTTCTTTGCTCCCTTTTTGCCCATCACATTACCTACAACCGCTCCGACAGCAGAGTGGATATACAGGCCCTGGAGCCATGCGTACTCATTCTGTTGCCGTCTGCGCAGCTTGTATGCTTCTCTGTAAGACTTGGCTAAAAAGGGAGAGGCGTTCCAAAACTCATCTGCGGTCATCCCTATCGACAAGTAGTATGGTAACGCCTCCCAAAACGCTTCGGTGAATGTTGACGGCGTATTCTCTGAGCGGGTTAGAGCTTCACCGTCACATGAGGGTTTTCCTCTGTCTGCCCGTCCGTGAGAGCGGAGAACGGGGCGGCGTACAATTCGCCAAGCCGTTCCAAAAGCCCGTCCGGGATTCCTCCCAGCCCGTCAAGCAGAGCATCCGTCTTTGCCCTCGCCACATTCTTGTGATGCGCCCGGAACGCATAGAACCACAGTTCCGGGATCTTTGTCATGGGGTAGTCAGCAACATCGTTGATTTTGAAGCCCCGTGCTTCTGCGAATTTAACGCTCTCACGGGTAAACTCCAACGTGTACTCCATCCCCGTTTCATCATCCGTCACAATGACGGGCTTCACATTCTGAGCCATCACATACTCCTTACATTATTATTAATGTATTATGCGCTGGTGGTGGAGCTGGTATCCCAGCCGTGGATCTGATTGGGCGTAACATACGCATCAATCTCCAGCACCGCATTGACATCCATAGCGGTCATGCCAAGCGGGGAGGGATAACCGGCAAAATAAAAGCTGCCGAAGTTGGGAACCATGATCTCAAACCAGGTGGCCTTATTGGACGCCTTGGCAGTTTCAAACGCCGTAACAAGGTTGCCCCAAGCGGTCTTGAAGCCCGTGGTAAGGTTGGCATTGAACGCCAGCGCACCGCCGGGGTCTTTGAGGCCGGGGATATATCGCCGCCACTCGGTATCGCTCAGATCCGTCACTTCAAGAGATTCCGGCTCCGGATTGAAGTCCGGGATGCTCTTGATGTTGGGAACCGTGGTGTAGTTCACCGTGGGGCGAGTGCCAGCCGTGGTTTCCACGCAGTACTTCAGCAGAACGCCAGCAGTAGAAAGTTCCTGCGCCATGCTTTACTCTCCTTATCTCTGATAGATTTGATACACAAGGTCATCCCCGTCCTGCCGGGGTTCTCCAACGATCGCATGATACCTTGCAATCATGCGGTAGATAGTCCTGTCAAGGTTGGGGACTTGACGGGTCATAGTCCTGTAAAACTTGATTCCTTGCATGGCGTCATCTGCGACTTTCAGTATGGCCCGTGCTTCAAGTTTTGCGCCCGTCTGTTTGTTGGAGTAAACATTGATAGCGTACTGAACATCAGCGTGATGCTCCTCCGGCTGTTCGTCCTTGGAATACACATAGGTGTAATTTGTATCCTCTGTGACGGTCACGCAAGGAAACGATGCCGGAACATCAACGTACTCGCCATATACGCTTGCGTTTGGGTACTGCGCAAGAACGGCCTCACGCACCACAGACAGGACTTTATTCTCAATGTCGATCATTTGAACATCCTCCCAGCTATAGTGGATGACCATTCTTGCAGAGCATTACAGGTATCTTGCATCGCCGCTAGGGGCGGAGTGCCGGTCACACGTTGCCCGTTGTAGTGCCAGTATTTGTACCCCGTCCGCATGAACTCGCCTTTGGTTTCATCGCTCCACGAACCCGGCTCAATGGGGAAGTCAGCTTGCACGGTTTCCCGTATCACCGCCGTGCTTACCCCTGTGCCGAACTCCAGGAACGCCACATCGTGTCCGCTGGCCCGGATGGTGAAGTCAACCCCACCCTCAAACTCACGGGACACTTCAACACCGCCGTTACCAAACTCCGGGGGTGCAAGGTCAAATGCCGTCTGAGCGGTATCAACGCCGAATTGAGAAAGCTCCTCAATGTAATTGCGGTATCTCTGTGCAAAGAGAACTCGCCACTCTCCCAGCTTCATGCGGAAATCACTTCTTTGCTGACATCGACCTCAACGATCTCATAGGTAATGCTGTTGAGCGAGTTGGCAACCCGGTGGACAACATAGTTGTGCGGTTCCGTAGTGGGGTCTGCGCCGAACCAAATGATGCTGTCAATGTCAATAGGACAGGCCATGTCCGTTGTCACAAAGGTACGATAATAGGTGGATTCCAAACCGAACGGTTCTTCCCCAATCGTGCCTCTGCTCTCAGACATATTCACGGGATAGTAGACCGGCGAACCGTAGTTGACCTTGAACACACCCGTGTTGTTTCCGTACTCGTCCTGTACCTCGGTCTTTCCTGTGCAGAGTGCGTACCACATATCCTGCTTGTTGATTTCAAGCGTTCTCATGGTCGCACCCCTTTACACAATTCGTGCGTAAGGAATGACCCTCGCCCGGATGTACGCCACCATGTCCTCATGTCTGAACGTGCGGTAGATTTGATTCTCATTGTGACTGGTCTGATCTTCCGCACCCCGCCTGTTGAACCCGGCAACCACGGCAAAAATCTGCGTGGTTTCGTCCTCGGCGTCAACATCGGTCTGCCCCTCCGGGATCCCAACGTAGCTGTACTTGTACTGCAAGATTTCCTGTGTAGCCATGTCAAGGTACGTTGTGAGCAGAGCATCCTGCGTGGTGTCCGCAATACCGATACTCGCCTTGATGTATGCCAGTTTGTCTGCCGTGGTCATGCTCCGTACCCCTTTGTGTTAGGATGGGGGGGTGGATTTTGACCCACCCCCTTATTGTGTTGATTAGCCGGAAATGGTGCTGTCGCTGGAAACGTAGATGCCGTTGGTCTTGTGGGACAGCACCCACGCACCGTGGGAAAACCGGGGCTGGACGAGCCAAGCATCGGCCTGCTGGTTCTGCTGGGGGGCGAACACACGGGCAACATAGTGCTTCATGACCTGGGCCACCGCAGACGGATGCACGATCATGTAGTTGATGCCGTTGCCGTTGGCGGTGTAATCGCCAGCGTCATCGTTGTCAGACGGCGTAGCGAGGGTAATGCTGGTGTAGAACCGGGTCTGAGGCACACGGATGACACGCATATCGTTGTACATTTCAACGGCGTAGTTCACATCGCCCTCGCCGTTCTGAATGAAGCGGGTAATGCCAGCTTTCAGAAGGCCGTACACCTTGGGGGACACGAACAGGATCCGGCCCTCATAGGGAACCTCGGCGTTGTCCAGGGCCACAGAAGCACCGTCAATGGAGGCAACGGTAGCGGAGCCGGTGGACAGGGTTTCGGTGGTCTTGTTCGCAGCCGCAGCACCCGTGGCATAAGCGGCGAAGCGGTAGGCGTCAACCTCCGGGATGATATGCTCACGCTCGACAACATTCAGCAGATTGCCCAGGCTGAGGCCAAGGGTTTCATCGTTGTCAAGAACATCCAGCATATAGCTCCGGCCCCGGTCAGCGGACAGGGTGTAGGTTTCCCAAGTGCCGGTCACATCGCTGTTAACAAAACCGGCATTCCGGGAGTAGTTGCCCATGCCCAGGACGGACAGGTTGTACAGTTTCACGGCATTCGCACCATCGAAGCGCACGAACTCGTTGGCGGTATCCAGGATGGCACTCTTGCTCTCCATCTTGTAAACCTGATCCACAAAGGGCAGGAACTTGGAGGCAAGGGCGATGCTGTTAGAATTGGAGGGAACAACAGTAGTAGCCATTTGTATTTCTCCTTATAGTTTTATTTGAGAGGCGGAAGTCCAAAATACTTCCTGTACTGGTTTTCTTCCGCTTTGTCGGCAGCGGAAACAGGGGGCGCACCAGCGGAAAGACCGGGCTGTTTGTTCAGCGCAGCCGCTTCGATCTCCTTGGTCTTGGCCTCCATGAAACGTGACTGGATGGCGAATACATCGTTGAATCGACCGTCTGCCATAGCCTCGGCGCACTCGGCGGCAAGGGATTCGTCATATCCCAGGCCCATGCACTTCTTGGCGTACTCGTCAATTACCTTTCCTCGCCGGAGGGTGGCAAGTTCCTCGTCTTTCGCCTTTTCTCTCTCAGCTCTCTCTGCCTCGGCCCGTTCCTGCTCGGATTGTTTTTCTCGCAGTTGATTTTTCCACGATGCACACTCAGAATTAGCTTTGGAAAGAGCCGCTTTGAGCTTGTCGATTTCGCTCTTGTTGTCTTTGACTTCCGGCAGTTCATAGGCTTCAAAAAATGCCACCTTTTCCTCCGGGGTCATGTTTGCGTAGTTTTCAACGCTGCTGATGTCGATCCTCATGTGTATTCTCCTTTGCGAAATTTCTATACCGCATTCCCTTGCGGATTGTTTTCCGTTTTTTACCGTGTTTTCATCACGCTTGCGAGTTGTTTTGAGCGGTTTCCCTACCGCTGTTATCAGTATTGGCAAAACGCCACTTATAACCGTTTGCTGTTTTTCTAATGCCCTTGCAACACATCACTATGTTGCTGTCTTTTGTTTTTGTTTTTCTTTGCGCCTCTTTTGCGCTTTCAAATATTGCAAGTTCATTCCCGTCAATATCCATCTGGACAACTGGAATTGCTCTTCTCTTTCCGTTTTCCCGGCATCTATTTGAAGCCTCTTCACGAAGCACTAAATCTTCTGCATACCGCTTTACTAAACCCTCTCGCATTTTTTCTCTCCACTCATCAGAGATTTCTAAATGCTTTCCTTTTTTTGCGGTTATATATCTTTCCCTTTGCGAATCTGTCCACTTTCGCCCACGATTTGCCTGTGAGATTCTTTCTATCGTCTGTGGATGATTTGCGTAGTATTCCTTGTTTGACGCTGAAATCTTTGCCTTTACAAACTCGTTGAGATTAGAACCTTTTTGCCCACCGGCCTTTTCGTTGTAGCCATATTTTCTATCGGTTGCCTTGTATTCTTTAATTAACCTTTGCTCCGCCAAACAAGCGTCCTCGCATGAAAGGTTTGTATATAAAACTTCGTGCTTGATGTTTTCCCATCCGTACTTTTGAATTGCGCTCCAAAAATGAGGGCTTGTTTTATATCCAATGCCATTTGCCCAACGATAATTTGGGCATTTTTTCGTTATACCTATGTACACTTTCCCGGATGGACTTGTGTGTTTGTAAACGCAATATGTATTCACAAAATCCTCCGTTATTCACGAATAAGGGACAGGGTGCAACGGCAGTTGATATTGTTCTCCGGGAGTGAAAACAGTCCAGGCGCACGGGCGTGATCCCCGTCCCACGAATAGAAATCAGCGTCAAGAGGAACCGTCATATTGGCAAGGTATTCGTGGGTTGACCTAACCTTTTCGTCCTCCATCGTTATCCATTGCTTCTTCACGCCTTGGATACCGCTGTTCTTTCCGCCGTCCACAACACCGGCGTTGTAGACCCGTGTGCTGTCCGTTTCGGCAACCCGGACAAAATCCTCAACCGTGCTGGTTTCATCGTCCAAATACTCACGGATTCGGTCTTTATATGTCTTGTCCGCAATCCGCTCGTTGATGGTCTGCTCCATCACATCCGGGTCTATAAGGCTTGCTGGGTCACGATCCAGGATTCCAAGATCCTGCATGGCCTGTACGTTTCCGTAGGTGTACGCTTCAATAAGCAGGAACTCTATGTACTCCCACATATCGTCACGGAGTTTTTCCTTTTCGCTGTGGGCCAAAGGTTCATTGACATACCTTGTTGCCATTTCCTTGAACGTATTCAGTTCATCAAATGGCATAAGGTTCATCAGTCTGCCTCCACAGCAACGCCAAGCTCTATTAGCCGGTCTGCCCGTTCCGGCGTGACTTCCTGCATCTGTCCAACCGTCATGTACTTTTGCAGTACAATGTCGAAGTAGTAGGCAACTGTGCGCACCATAACGGTCTGTTGCTTTTCCTCTTCGTAAGTACCGGCTCCGGGCGAAAGCAACTCGTCCCATCTGTCCGGGCGAATGGTGTACTTAAACCGCTTCAAGCCCTTGTAGATTTCTTTGACCGGGATGTCATCCATCCCAAACGGGAGGACAAAGCCGTTCACCCTGTCCTCAACGCCCAGGTCTTTGATACAAGGCCACGGGGTCACGATGACGGGAGTGCCAAGCGCAAGGGCTTCAATGACGGAGTAGGAGTACGCCTCGGTATCGCTCAGTTGCACAAGGTAGTCGGCGTCTGCGATATAGTCCCGGATGTCAAGCCGTTGCTCCCGGTAGCAGATGTTTCCGCCCTTTTCCACCAACAGCTTTGTCTGATCGTTTGTGAAGATGTCCCAACTGTACGGAATCCCGGCGTCATCAAAAGCCTTGGCAAGTTTGTTGATTCGGTCTGCTCCCTTTTCCTTTGTCAACCGTGTGGCAGACACAAGGCGCAGGAGTTTACGGGGCTTGTCCACAACGAGTGGGTTGTAGCAAAGCTCTGCCGGTAGGTGAAACTGTTCCGTGAAGATGTCACAGACGGCCTGTGATACGCCGACATACTTTGTGATCTTGGGGTGTCGGCACGGCTGCATCTTTTGGGCTTTATAGTCAGCATGAAGCGTTTGGATGTATTCCTCGGCCTCGATGTTGTCGATGATTTCCGTGTTCCAACCGAAGATGGCAACCTCGCACTTGATGTGTTCGCCCTTGTACTTGCGCACTCGCATGAACTCTTTGTATCTGCGGATCTGCGCCGGATCCCCGGTCTGATAGAACAGGGTCAAATCGTGGTCTTTGCCATACTTCCGGGCCAGCTCATACAGGAATGTTTCGACCCCTCCGATGTTGTTAATAAATGGCCACCACAGCACGTTCTTAAACATCACAGCAACCCTTTCATCTTTAGGTCAGACAGACTGCCCTCCCGTGGGAAGTTGTAGTGGTAGGCAATCAAGTGTGTGTACTGCTCTGTTGGGTGCTTCGCCATCAAATCGTTGTGGAAGTACCAGTCATCTGCCGCCCGGATCTCTTCCGGGAACGTGATGCCCTTGGCAAAGTCCATGCGGATGAACCGCAGGATCTGTGCGCAGAAGATTCCCACATTGTCAGCAGTCAGATATGTGGGGAACCCATCGTTCCGGCGGAAGTCCATGTAGACAACATCTGAGCCGTCTATCATGTCAATCGCCCTGGAGTATTCCTGCGTGTAAAGGTAGTCATCGCTGTCTAACACATGGAAATACTCGCCGGTCGCACTCTCCAGGAGGCGGTTCTTTGTGTAGGCAACGCCCTTGTTCTCACCGTTGGAAAACACGGTCATGTTCAGATCCGGGTTGGCAACGGAGTAGTCCACAAGGGCTTC